TACTTCACTAGAGGTTGGTAAATTAGTAGCTGCTAGTTGGTTGTATCATAATTGGAGAAATCCCTTATTACCTAAAACAATAAAAGCATACCTAACAACTGCTGTTATTGTTTTAGTTTTTATAACGAGTATTGGTATATTTGGATTTTTATCTAAAGCACACCTAGACCAAGTCAGGCCTGCTGGTGATAATGCAGTTAAGATAGAATTAATAGATAAACAGATTGACCAACAAAATGTTGTTATAGTAAGAGCAGAAAAGACCTTAAACTTATTAGACAAAGGTTTAGAAGTTTATATTGACAAAGAATATATAACCAGAGGATTAAAAGAACGTAAGAAACAAAAAGAAGAACGAGATTTTTTAAATAATGAAATACGCCTTGCTATGGATGAAATTCAAGTATTGATAGCAGAAAAAAGTGGCCTTGAAATAGAACAATTGAGAATAGAGGCAGATGTAGGACCACTTAAATATGTTGCTGAACTAATATACGGTGAAGAAGAAGCTAGAGACCATTTTGATGAGGCAGTAAGATTAATTATAATCTTTCTTATATTTGTATTTGACCCATTAGCGGTGCTGTTATTAATAGCAGCTAACATATCATTGAGGAGTAGAAAACTTGATAAAGAAAAAGAAAAAATCAAAATTGAAAAAGACTTCCAGAAGGAAGCTATTAACGCAAAAGCTAGAGCGAAAAGAGTCCGAGATAGAGAAAAAATTTATAAAGACTTTTTTAAAAAACTAGGTAAAAGAGACCTTAAAAATAGAGATTATGAAGACTTTTTTAGAAATATGGGGTCAGAGGAATTGAAGAGAATAGGTTTGGATCCAGATGAAATTCGTTTAAAACTTGACCAAATAATGGAATGGAACGAGTTACCAACAGATAAACACATACCAAGGAATAAGCGTTATGTGGAGGTTGCCAAAAAGTAAATAATGAGATATAATAGATAAACTATGTTAACAAAAGAAGATATAACAAGAATTAAACTACAAGGCGAAACGCAATTATGCAGAATCCAAGCAGCTGAAGAAGCCTGTAAGAGGTCAACGACTACTTGGTCTAAAAATTTCTGGTATAATACTTTCAAAAAACTTTGTAGGAAGTATAACAAAATGGACTACTTTAAGAAGTCTATAAATTAATGAATAATAAATCTATACTATATTGGATAATATTTAAAATAAGTTATCATATATCTTTTTGGTATTATATTATTAAGGGGTTATTTAAAAGATGAGTGATGGTGATAAAAAATTACAAGATTTTTATAATGAAGCGTTTGCTTTAGCTTGTACACAAGAACCTAGTTTAGTTGCAGGTGTTTTTATGGCACAGGCATTGAGATTATATAAATCATTTTTAAATGAAGATGAATATAATGGAATGGTTGATACTATTTCTGATAACAGAGAGAAGATAAAACCATTTGAAGAAATGAAGAAACAACGATTACATTAAGGAGAAAATAATATGCGAGATATGATATTAGAAACATTGAAGAAACACGCCGAAGCAGGTATTGAAAAACATAAAACAAATGTTGAAGTTTTAGTTTCAAATCCAGTAGGTGTTGCTGACCATCCAGACCATCTTGAAACAGTTGGTAAAGAATTGGACGCAATGGAAAAATATGAGTCACGATTAGAAATACTTAACAAATATTTCACAAAAAAAGACCCATTCAAACAATAATGCCAACATACGATTTTGAAGATACAAAAACTGGTAAGACATTTACAGAATTTATGAGTATGTCTGAAAAGGACAAATATTTAAAGAAGAATAAACACATTAAACAATGCCTTAATAAGATAAATATAGTAGGTGGTGTTGGCGGTATGAAAAACGACCAAGGATGGAAAGAGAACATGTCCAGAATTGCAGAAGCACATCCAACATCTCCATTTGCATCCAGATTTGGTAAGAAGAGTACGAAACATATAAAAACTCAACAAGTCTTGCAAAAACATAGAACTATAAGAAAAGGGATAAAGTAATGGCAAAAGATATACCAGATTTTATGCGTGAGTTTGATACCACAGATGATTGGGGATTAACACCTGTAAAATCGGTGCCTAAAGATGACAAGCAACCATCTATAGACCCAAGCATATTAGAGAATTCCAATCTTGAACTTGCAAAAGTTAAGACAGATGTTGGTGATATTAAAAGTATGATGAATGAAATCATGCAAATAGTAGCAGAAAAAGACCAAGTTACCAAAACACTATCAGGTGAACAGGAAACAGCTAGGTTTAAAGATATAGAAAAACTTATATTACCGTTTCTATATAATTTAATGAAGAGTGATGAACCTTATATACATTGGCCAAATAGGTCGCCTATCATAAAAGCACAAGTAGAAAAGTTAATGAAATTAACGAGAGGAAACTAAATAATGAACATTGACAAATTAAGAGAACAATTAAAAATTGACGAAGGTGTTAAATACGAAGTTTACAAAGACCACCTTGGTTATCCTACTTTTGGCATAGGCCATTTAGTAGTTGAAGGTGACGAAGAACATGGCCAACCAGTTGGTACGCCTGTATCAGAGGATAGAGTTAATTCAATATTTGAATCAGATGTAGAAACATATGTATCTGAAGCAAAGAAGGTATTTCCTAACTTAGATGAATTACCAGAAGAAGCACAACAAGTTATTGTGAACATGTGCTTTAATATGGGAGCACCTAGGTTATCTCAATTTAAAAAGTTTATTGCTGGCGTAAATGCTAGTGATTGGGATACCGCTGCTGTAGAAATGATGGATAGCCGTTGGGCAAACCAAGTTGGTGTTAGAGCAGAAAGATTGAGAGATAGAATTAAAAATCTCAGCTGAGAGGCAGAACCGTTTAAGTCGGAAAGAGATAAGATGAATGATTTATATATGTTGCATAGAACAATATAGGCTTGCCAAAACGACTAAAAAGGGTTATAATAGACACTACAATATGAATAGGATAATATAATGGCGAATTTTATAAAGTTACAAGAGTTTGATAGACCGAAAGGTAAGAGAGTAGATGGTATGCGTTTCTATGAAGTTGATGGTAAGGCGTTTCCGTCTATCACAACTGTATTAGGAGCATTACCAAAACCAGGTTTAGATAGATGGCGTGAAGCAGTTGGTGAAGAAGCTGCCAAATGGGAAATGAATAGGGCTGCTCGTAGAGGTAAGACTACACATATGTTAGTAGAACAATACCTTAAAGGCGAAACACCATCAACTAGAGATGTTTTACCACTAGGACTATTTGCTTTACTAAAACCTTATCTAGCACAAATAGATAACATACATTGTTTAGAAACAGTTTTATGGAGTAAGAAATTGACCATTGCTGGTCAAGTTGATTGTATTGCAGAATACAATGGTAAACTTTCCGTGATTGACTTTAAAACAGCAAACAAGGAAAGAAATGATGAATGGAATTTAAACTACTACATGCAGACAGCTGCTTATGCAATGATGTATGAAGAGTTATACGGAACACCGATTGAACAGATTATTATAATTATGGCATCCGAAGATGGTGCAGGTCGGGTATTCGTAAAAAATAAAGCAGAGTATCTACCAAAATTAGAAGAAGCGATACAACACTTTTATAAATACTACGAAGAGAAGACAAAAGACAAACTAAAGTCATAATGGTCTCTTAAAGAGAAAGGTAGACGATTATGAGAGTAATCATTTGGATAGTTATAATTATAGGTACACTATTTTTATCTAGCCTTGTGAAAGGTGTAGAACCAGATAGCAAAGAAGTTCCACCTATATTAGACCCATTTAATAATCCTACAATACCAAAAGAAGGTGAAGTATATACAGATGATAAACTTCATTGGATGGCCATGCCAGTTATTTGTGGCAAGGCAGAAACCGTAAAGAGATATATTGACGAACATGATTTTGTATTGGTTTATGTGGGTGTAGGTAAACGAGGTGGCAGTAATGAAGGTCAACCAGTTTATCTAGTGAGTGAATTTGTAACAGCAGATATGAAACAATCTTTATCTGTAATTACTACATTGAATTTTACAGAATCTTGTATAATGTACCGTGGTTTTGATTTACAATTTAAAAATATGTTACCACAAAGAAAAGGTATAAGTATAAAATTTATAGATATTAAAAATATTATATGAATTGGCCGTTGACGATAAGTGTTATAGATATGCTGGACACCGGTGCAACTCCGGTCACCTCCACCATAAACACATTTTTTAAGTGTGCTTATGGGGGGTGTGCTAGGATTCGACAGGTATTGAATGACTTATAATAGGTTAATAGTTGGCAAACTTTAAATGCTAATTTAAACGCAAACGATAATAACTTTGCATTAGCAGCTTAGGCTGTTTAGGGTTTTGTGGATTGTGCCTCGTAACAGAAACAATCCACACTTTACTTTTACACTATAGTATGATATAAAGGAACATATGAATAGCAAAGAATTTAGTTTAATAATTGAAGGTGTTGTAAAAGAATTAAGACCCATTACCTATATGGACGCCATTATACATTATTGTGAGAAGAATAAGATTGAAGTTGAAACAGTTGGCCGTCTAATATCAAAATCCCTAAAAGAAAAAATCCAAGTAGAGTGTGTTGACGCTAAACTAATTAAAATTGAAGAAAAGGGTAAATTACCGGTATGAAACCATATGATGATATGAATAGATGAATGTAGAAATTATTGATAAAATGGGTACTGACCTATCTGTAGTGAACGCTGCTAGAGTATCGTTTGCTAAACAATCACAATGGCACAGGAAACCAATTAGAACATTTAATTATGACCTGTCTGAAAAGGATGATAAGTTAATAAAATATTTGGCAAAACACGGACATTGGTCGCCATTTGCTCATGCCTTTCTATCATTTAGAATTAAAGCACCTATCTTTGTTGCAAGACAATTGGTTAAACACCAAGTAGGGTTAGCGTGGAACGAAGTGAGTAGAAGATATGTAGATGACAAACCAGAATTTTATATACCATTTATGTGGCGTAAGAGACCAGATAAAAGTATTAAACAAGGCTCAAGTGATGAAGAAGTGCCTTATGATATTATGAAATTAATAAACACAGCACAAGAAACTTATGATGATATGTTGGCGGAAGGTATAGCACCTGAAATGGCCAGAATGGTATTACCACAATGTATGCATACAGAGTGGATATGGTCGGGTAGTGTATTTGCTTTCAGTAGAGTATGTAATTTAAGAAATAAGAGTAATGCACAATCAGAAACAAGAATGGTCACCCTTGAACTATCTAAACATATGAAAGACCATTTTCCTGTGTGTACTAAATACTTATTGGATTAATATGTATGTATGGTGGATTTGAGGTATTTAAAATTTATGTTGCAGTTAAGAGTCATTTTACAACTGATTATGATTATGCAAAATATGGTGGCCGTGTTAAGGCAAAACTTGATAGTTTTACAAAAAGGCACGATAGATATTTTTTCCATAAACTCTCTAAAAAATTTAATGAACAAGATGTATTGGATTATTTTGTCAGTAACTTTGCCGTTGATGGTAATAGTTGGATTGGTAATTTATTAGGCAATGAAGGTTCTGAAAATTATACCAAGTATAGAAAATATAAAGAGTCATTTGATTACCATTTCAGAAATGATTGTAATAATATTAATAATGATTTGTGCAATCGTGGGAATTCTTTTGATGATGGTTTTTTGGTTACTAATGGTCAACATCCACGAATTTTGCGTTTACTTATTCAAAGGAAAATTCACATCCAGACCGCCGTCATTCTTGATTCAATCTTATCGTTTAGTAAGGTATGGAATAAAGACATTGAAGAAAAAATTGTGTGGCCTAAAATCTGCCATAGGATGGTAAAATTGAAACCGTTTATATTATATAATGAAACACAAGCAAAATTAATAATGAAAGAGGTATTTGTAAAGTGAAAAGAGTTTTTTGTATAGGCAACGGTGAAAGTAGAAAAGGTTTTGATTTAGAAACATTGAGACCACACGGTAAAATATATGGGTGCAATGCCATATACAGAGATTTTATGCCAGATGTTTTAATTGGTGTTGACCACGGTATTATGCACGAAATATATCATGCTGGTGTGGCACAAAAGATACCTTGTTATTTCAGAGATTGGACTAAAGTGCCTGCTATATCATATGACGGATTATTATTGGGTACTATGGACAAAGCAGAGGCACAGGAATGGATTAAAGATATTGTGGTTACCAATGAGAGAGGTGACGCAAAAGAATATGTAATGCATGGTTCCAATATAAGTGGTATTGTAACTATGATTAAGAAAGACCCCGAAAAATATAAAAAAGATAGAGAATTTTTAGAAAAGAAAAATATAAACCATAATACTATCAAAGTATCTTGGATACAGCAACCTGACTATTCAACATCTATGAATGATATTATGAAACCAAAGGACCACGGTTGGGCAGCTGGAGCAAGTGCTGGTTTTGTTGCAATACATAATGAACAACCAGATGAAATATATCTCATAGGACACGATTTATACAGTACAACCAATAAGATAAACAACTTATATAAGAGTACAAAGCATTATACTACAAAGGAAGGCGGTCCTACGCCTGCCGTGAACTGGATTACACAATGGAAGACACTTGCAGAATGGAATCCAATGATAAGATTTATCAAAATTAATAGAAAAACTGATGGTTCTGACAAGGTAAATGGACCAATTACTGAATGGAGAAATTTAGGAAATATACAATATGATGACTATTCCAGGCTTGACAATCTTGCTTGATTAGTGTATATTCCATACTAATATGCGTAACAAAAATATAATTGCAAATATATTTTCCTTTCTGGCTGAATATCGCTTAAGAGGGCGAAAGGCATTTACTTGGAGGGTTATGGCCGAATGGCTGAAGACACCAAGTATAGTTTTTAGTAAGCACCTATCTTGCAATAGATTGGACTCTTGCTGGAAGATTGTGGGTACACCAATAAATCCCACGAAAGACGCATATTGTAACAATATTCAAGTGAGAACTTGTATAAATAGTAATGAAGGCGATTATACAGCCTACACGAAGACAACGAACATATAAAATACGAAGGAGTAAATAAATATGGACTTTAATAAGTTGAAATCTAGTCAAAGCAATTTTGACGCAATCACGAAGGCTCTGGAAACGAAACTATCTCCAGAAGACCAATCAAACAAAAACAAATACCAAGATGACAGGCTCTGGAAACCAGAACTTGATAAAACTGGAAATGGCTATGCCGTTATCAGATTTTTGCCTGCTTCTAACAACGAGGAAATGCCTTGGCAACGAGTATGGTCACATGCATTCCAAGATAAAGGCGGTTGGTATATTGAGAACTCATTAACTACCCTTAATCATAAGGATCCAGTTAGTGAAGATAACACTAGATTATGGAATACTGGTGTTGATAGCGATAAAGATATTGCTAGAAAGAGAAAAAGAAAACTCTCTTACTATGCAAACATTTATATTGTTAGTGACCCAAAACATCCTGAAAATGAAGGCAAGGTGTTCTTATACAAATTCGGTAAAAAGATATTTGATAAGATTACTGAAGCAATGCAACCAGCATTTGAGGATGAAAAACCAATTAACCCATTTGATTTTTGGAAAGGTGCAAACTTTAAACTGAAAATTAGAAAAGTTGATGGTTATTGGAACTACGACAAATCCGAATTTGAGGGTGTTTCTCAGATGTTAGATACAGATGAAAAAATTAAATCTGTATGGGAGAAACAATACGCTCTTAAACCATTTGTGGACCCTAGTAATTTTAAGACCTATGACGAACTCAAAGAGAAACTGAATAGGGTAATTACTGGTACGCAAAGCACGGTAACGGTGGATAAAGTAGACCTCCCACCACAAACATCCACGACTTCCGTGGAAATGCCAAAAGTAAGCGAATCTAAGCCTGCTAGTGATGAGGACGATACTATGTCCTACTTTAGTAAGTTAGCAGACGAAGATTAATCCTTTCTCTCTGATTACTTAACGCATTGGCCCCTAGCGAGAAATCGCTAGGGGTTTTTCTATTTGGAATGGATAAATAGTCCCATGGCAATAGACATATTTAATCCATTAGTTGACATACAAGCCAATAAGATGAAATCAGCGTCCTGGTACAGGAATGCTGTATCTTTAATTGCAGATAGAAGTAGCCCTAGTGAACTATTTGCAGCTGGCAAATTACTTGGTAGACCTAGTGCTGGTCGTATGAGTATGTTTTTCTATGACCCAAAGCATAAAGCAAGACTGCCTTATTGGGATACTTTTCCATTGGTACTACCATTAGAACCAATGAAAGGTGGATTTATAGGTCTTAATTTTCACTATTTACCATACGGCGCAAGATTTTCATTCTTACAACAGTTACAGCGATATGCCACCAATGCCAAGTTTGACCAATCTACCAGAATTAACGCTACATATCAATCAGTAAAGTCTAATAAATATGTTAAGGCGAGCATACATAGGTATTTGTGGTCACATGTTAGGTCAAATTTTTTAAGAGTTAATGTAAATGAAATGGCATTGGCAGCTTATTTACCTGTAGCACAATTCCAAGGTGCTTCATTGGGTAGTGTATTTGCAAAAAGTAGGAAAACATTTTAATGGCAAAAAAACAGGCAAGATTAGGTGACGAAACAGATTTTTCTTACAGAGTTAAAAGAGTGACCAAAGTAATAGATGGTGATACTATTGATATAATTTTAGATATGGGTTTTGATATAATGTATAAACAAAGAGTTAGGCTATTTGGGATAGATACTCCAGAGAGTAGAACAATAGATAAAGTTGAAAAGAAATATGGTCTATTAGCAAAACAATTTTTAAAAGAGGCCTTGAAGAAAGGCAATATAGTTATTAAGACACATAAGGGAACTGAAACAGGTAAATTTGGCAGAATATTAGGTGAAATCTATATAAATGGAATAAATATTAATAAGTTAATGTGTTCAAAAGGACATGCAGTAGAATATTATGGTCAAAACAAACAGTTAGTAGAAGAAGCACATTTAAAAAATAGAAAAAGGCATAGAGTGTAATGGCAATTTTAAGAGGCGGTAGACGAATAGGTAATTACGATATTAGAATAGGTTTACCTAGAGATAGGTCCTTGGATAATGTTAATGCAGACAAAAGATTACGAAGAAAACCTGGTGGTAATCCTGAAACTACTATTAATAGATTTATCGCTCAAATAAATCAAGGTGAAGGCCTTGCTAGACCTACAAGATATTTGGTTATCATACAACCACCTCAAAAGGTAGAAAATCCATATGCTACCCAATTTGATATGACACCGGCAAACAATGATTTAGAGAGTGGCGAAACAAAAAGAAATGTTGGTATGATGTGTAATAAAGTTACCTTACCAAATAGAGATATTAATACA